TTATGGCAGCACTAGCTTCGTTCCCTGTTGTAGGTAAACTTGCAAAGACTACAAAGGTAGCAAAAAACGTAGCACCTATCGTAACACCAACAGCAGAAATGCCAGCACACTTTCCTAAACTTGTAGAAAAAATTATTAGAGAAGGACAAGTGGTTAAAAAAGATTTTGTTAAAAAAACTGGTGATGTAACGACGTACAAACATCCTGACAGACCTGATATAGAACTAACGATTGAAGGAGATGGTAACAGAATACAATTAGATTTTGAAACTGATCAAGGTATGAGAGGCGGTTATGAATTTAAAAAAGGTATACCTGATGAAACCGTGTCTAAACCACCAGATGAGTTTGAAGCAGGTGAAGTTAAGTATAGATTTTCTCAAGACGGAGAGTCATACACAAAAGATTTTGAGTTAGGTATAGACACTGGCACAGAAAACTTAGATACCTTTGCAGGCATGGGTAAACAAAAAACTAGCAAATCTAAAACTAGATTACCTGAATCTTTAGATGATGATCTTGCAGACGGTGGACTAGCAGGTCTATTAGGAGAATAATGAAAGTAAAACACTACAACGAGATGATGTCATATCTAACTCGTCCAGGGTTCAATAGCGGTGGATCAGTAAGAAATAAAACTGTACTACCAAAAAGAAAACCTGCAGCAGAAGTTAAACGAAGACAAAAAATAAACTACGAAAAAATAAAACAATATTTAGAAGATGAATCACAAGAGTTCATTGAAAGAGAATTAGGTTTTGCAGTTGGTGGTAGAGTTAATCCTGCACAACTTAAACAAAGATTCATGCAACTTGTTGCATCTATCCCAGACGCAGATGATGCAGAGATACCTGGAATTGTTGCACAAGCAAAACAAATTAAAGATCAAATAGACGAAATTAATAAAAGTCTTGCACCTGAAAAACAAATTAAAATTGTATCAGAAGGATTAGAGTTTGATAATCCATTGTTGGACGCAGCAAAAATTGCACAGACAGTAGGCACCACTCAAGAGGTTACAGGTGGGCTTACCGAAGATATTGTTCCTGAAAGTCTTACAAGAAAGAACCCAATATATGAAGGTGTGCCAGACTATGATGTTCCAGGAGCGATTGGTGTAGATGAGAGAGAAAAAGATGATCCTAAAATAGATAGGCGAGTGGGAATTACGCCAGATAGAAAGTTTATGCAAGCCAGTATGAAGATGGAAGGTAGACGAACTAGCAAAAATCTTAGAGATTATTTAAGAAACATTGACCTAGCAGCAACAGAGGGTAGCTTTGCAGAGGGTGGATCTGTAGAAACACCAAAGCGTGGCTTGGTTGACGAACCAGGAAGTTATAGTCAACCTGGTGAGTTTAAATCTTTAACAAAGCCAGATCAAAAAATTTATAATTTATTTAAAGAAAATAAATTAACTTGGACAGATAAAAGACTTCGAGAAAGATTTGTAGGTAAGGAGTGGTCTAAATTATCTTCTGAAGATAGAAGAGCGTTTAGAAGAAGTTTACCTACGGTAAAAGAGGTAATAAGTAAAACAAAAAACCGAATAGGTATAAATGAATTATTAAAAATTACCAATGACGCTTTTGGAGAAGAGATTAATATAAAACGTTTATTAGGATCAGGCGGTGGAGCTGAAACCCGTGGTAAACTTTATCAAACCCCTTTAGGTAAACAAGTAAAAAAATTATTAAAACCTAAAAAAATAGGAGATTCGCAAGGATCACCTACTTTTTATAAAAGACCTACAAAAGAAGATTTAAAAATTATGAGAATAGCTTTTAAAGACGCAAGAAAATTAAGTAATTTTCTTCAATCTAATACAATAAAAAATGTAGTAGCTCTTGATAAGGAATTTAAATCAATTTTTTCAAAAGGGCAAATACCTGATATAGAGGACGTTATTCAACGTGTGGATGGAATTAATAGTCCCAAGGCTGCGGCCACTGCAACTATGAGATTAGCTCAACTTTATGGTGGTAATAATTTTAATTTTCTTGAAACCATAGATCCTAAATTAAAAAATAAATTTAATAGTATTAGAGCGAATAAAACAGTCTCTGATAAAATGTTTAAAAAACTTGGGGAGTATGATTTGATGGACCCTTATCGTCAGGCCTATTATAAAATATCTTTAGACACGATAGATGATGCATTGGGGAGAAAAGTAGGCACTTTTGCTGACTTTAAAAAACAAGCTGTTGCAGTTCTAAAAGCCTATAAAATACCTACTACAGGAAAAGGCGCTTTTAATGTTAATGAATTGGTGGGTGTTAGTGGAAGTGCTCAATCAATAGCTCCAGAATTTTCTCAATTTGTTAATGTAATAGATGAAAAAATGAATCAAAAAACTTTAAGAAATTATGATTCTAAGTTATCAATTTTAAGACAACAGATAGAAAGAAACCCTAAATCAAAAGACTTACAGAAAAAAATTAAAAAGTTTAATAAATTTGCAATAAATTTAGAACAAGAATACGATATAGGTTTAGCAAAAATAAGACCAACAAAAGATGTTACAAAATTATTTGGTAAAAAAAGATTAGCCGAGTTAAAGGCACAAGGGATAGATATAGAGAAAGCTTCTAAACGAGCTGGATATACTATTGAAATACCTAGAGGCACTCCAACAGTTCAAGAATTTGCATCATTAAAAAGTAAAAGGAAAACCATCGATAAGGTTGAAGGTTTAAAACTTTTAGAAAAAGCAGGAATAAATGTATCTCAATGTTTTATAAGAAAAGGTAAAGCTGGTGGAGGACGTTTAGAGGGAGAAACACAACAAAAATGCATAACAAGAAATATAAATTCTGAAATAAATAAAGCAAAAAGAAGTAAAGACTTTTCTAAATTTAAAAACTTAAAAGGTTTTTTAAAAGGAACGCTTGCTGTCGATATACCTCTAGAGCTGATGTTTACGATGCCTCACTTAATATCCGGTGATTATGAAGCTGCAAAAAGAGCATCGACGTTAGGACTTTTTGGTTATGGAGGAAACGCCATAGATGATTTTAAAGACAACCCAGAGGTTCTTAAATACGTTAACACACAAAATAAAACAATCGAGTTTGTTAATCAATATATGGAACTTGATAGATTAGAGAACGATATACAAGATAGAACAAAACGTTACGAAAATCCTGGAAATAGTCCATTATTTAAACAACAATTAGAAAACGATATTAATTATTTTACGAGTGAGTACAATAGAATTGGGTCAGAATATAATAACACTCTTGAAAGGTTTGAAAATAAAGAATTAGGTTATGACACTATTGAAGATGAAACAAAAGCTAGAAAAGCTACTCAACAAGTTCTTGAAGCACAACAGAAAAATTTAAGAGGTGGTTTTAAACCTATAACTAATTTAGAACAAGCAATAGAACAAAACTTTTCAGAGTATCCAAGAGCGGTTACAAAAGCTCAAGAGCTTATACCTCAAACACCTGAAGGCTCACCCATGCTTTTTGATTTAGGTCTGCCAAAAGATATTAGAGATTCTTTCGGTGAAATACCTTTAAAATATTCTAGTGAACTTGGCGCTCTTGAGGCAAAAGAAACTAGAGAGGGTTTAAAAAGAAAACAAACAGAAGGTATTTTAAGATCAACAGGTATTCCTTTTGCAGACAAAATTCCTAAATTATTTGATCTTTCTAAATCTTTTTTTAGAGGGTATGCAGGAGGTGGTATAGCTAAATTAGCAGGTAAATCATCAGGCACACCACCAACTTCAGGACCTAATTCAGGGGGTTTGCCTTCTATAAGAAAAAATGATATGAGAATACAGGAGTAATAAATGGCAGAAATAGAAAAAGGACTCCCAGGCGAAACTCGTACGCAGGCTAAAGTACCTGGACCCGAGGATATCGAAATTAAAGAGGAAGTCCAACAAGAGAAACCACCAGTAGAAGTTATACCTAATGAAGATGGTAGCGCGACTATCGACTTTGAACCAGGTGCAATAAACATACCTGGCACAGAAAAACATTTTGATAACTTAGCAATACTTTTACCTGACGATGTATTAGAGCCTCTCGGTAATGATATGAAAACAAACTATCTAGATTATAAAATGTCTAGAAAGGATTGGGAAAAATCTTATACCGAAGGACTTGACCTATTAGGATTTAAATACGAAAATAGAACGGAGCCGTTTCAAGGAGCTTCAGGTGCAACGCACCCAGTGTTAGCAGAAGCTGTTACACAGTTTCAAGCTACAGCATACAAAGAGTTATTACCAAGTGACGGTCCAGTAAGAACACAAATACTTGGAGTTAATACACCTCCAAAACAACAACAAGCTGAACGTGTAAAAGATTACATGAATTACTTAATCATGGATGAGATGAAAGAGTATGAGCCAGAATTTGACTCCATGTTATTTCATTTACCACTTGCAGGTTCTACATTTAAAAAAGTTTACTACGATGATTTATTAGGTAGAGCTGTTTCTAAATTTATACCTGCAGATGATTTGATCGTGCCGTACACAGCAAACAGTTTAGAAGAAGCAGAATCTATTATTCACGTTATTAAAATTTCAGAAAACGATTTAAGAAAACAACAAGTTTCAGGATTCTATGCAGATGTAGATCTTGGTCCACCTGCAATGACAACTACCGATGAAGTTTCAAAAAAAGAAAAAGAATTAGAAGGCACTAAAAAATCTGGAAAACAACAAACGATGTACACACTTCTTGAGTGTCATGTCGATCTAGATTTAGAAGGCTTCGAAGATATTGGTCCAGATGGTGAGCCATCTGGTATCAAGCTACCTTACATCATAACAGTTGATGAAGGTAGTGGAATAGTTCTTTCTATCAGAAGGAACTATGCGCCCAATGATCCAAAAAAACAAAGAGTCCAATATTTTGTCCACTTTAAATTTCTGCCAGGACTAGGATTCTACGGATTTGGATTAATACACATGATTGGCGGATTGAGTAGAACTGCAACAGTCGCTCTCCGCCAATTATTAGATGCAGGAACTTTGTCAAACCTACCTGCTGGTTTTAAACAAAGAGGGGTGCGAGTTAGAGATGAAGCATCACCAATTCAACCTGGTGAATTTAAAGACGTGGATGCCCCAGGAGGCAGTCTTAGAGATGCTTTCTATCCTCTACCATACAAAGAACCATCAGCTACTCTATTACAATTAATGGGTATTGTGGTTCAAGCAGGTCAGAGATTCGCTGCCATATCAGAATTACAAACTGGTGAAGGCACACAAAACGCAGCTGTTGGAACAACGATTGCTCTTCTTGAAAGAGGTTCTAAAGTTATGTCTGCAATACACAAAAGATTATACAACTCAATGAGAGGCGAGTTTAAATTATTATCTAAAATCATACAAACTTATCTACCACCAGAATATCCATACGATGTAGTAGGTGGTGCAAGATTAATTAAACAATTAGATTTTGATGACAGAATAGATATCTTACCTGTGGCTGATCCTAATATATTTTCTATGTCACAAAGAATAACATTAGCACAAACACAATTACAATTAGCTACATCTAACCCACAGATACATAATTTATACTCTGCATACAGAGGTATGTACGAAGCTATTGGTGTGAAGAATATTGATCAAATATTACCACCACCTGCACCAGTGCAACCCATGGATCCGAGTATGGAACACATTTCTGCTCTTACAGGGAAACAATTTCAAGCGTTTCCTGGTCAAGATCACAGAGCACATATAACTTCACACTTAAATTTTATGGCAACTAACATTGTTAGAAACAATCCTGCTGTTATGGGTGCAATACAAAAAAATATTTTAGAGCATATTAGTTTAATGGCACAAGAACAGATACAATTAGAGTTTAGAGATGAACTAATACGTCTTCAAGCTTTACAACAATCAGCTCCAGTAGACCCAAGAGCGGCACAAGAGCTACAAGTTATTACACAAAGAATAGAATCTAGAAAATCTGTGTTGATTGCAGAGATGACATCTGACTTTATGGAAGAAGAAAAGAAAATTACGTCACAATTTGACTCTGATCCGCTTCTAAAACTAAAAGCAAGAGAGGTAGATCTACGTGCTATGGAAAATGAACGTAAAAAAGACGCTGATCAAGCTAAAAATGAGCTTGATAGAGCAAAATTAATGCAAGCAGCGGATATTGCAGACGAAAAATTAGACCAAAACGAAAAATTGGCTAAATTAAGAGCTGGAGTAAGTCTTGCAAAGAGCGGAAATCCAGGTATAACTGCAATAGAGGTAGATGAGTAATAAAATAGGAGTAAAAAAACGATGATGAACTATAAAAAACAAAAAATGGTTCCCGTTCCACCAGTAAAAACAGAGGTAGACCCAAGATCTAAGACTACAGCTGATGGTGCATTCAATCTTTTGGCAAAACCAGAACAAGTTTCTGTTAGAGGCACAAAAAGAATGAGAGCGGACAAAAGAAAAACAGCTATCGTTATCTAATCATGGCTTGGTTCAGTTTAGCAAAGATAGCTCTACAGGCTGGGAGTAAAATATACTCTAACAGACAGAAAACAAAGATGGCAATGTCTGATGCACAGCTTATGCACGCAGAAAAAATGGCTCGTGGAGAAGAGCAATACCAAGGTAAACTTCTTGAAGCTCGTCAAAACGATTATAAGGATGAATTTGTACTTGTAATTATATCTGCGCCCATTATTGTGTTAATGTGGGCAGTTATGTCGGACGATCCAGAGGCTATGGAGAAGGTAAAGCTCTTTTTTGAGTATTTTCAGTCCCTTCCGTCCTGGTTCACTAATTTATGGATACTTGTAGTTGCCTCAATTTTTGGTATAAAGGGTACACAAATATTTAGAAATGGAGGAAAAAAATAATGCCAAATAAATTTGTAGGAGCTTTTAAATTTTTAACACAAGGTTCAAAAAAGAGTAAAGTTGCACCTACTGTAACGCAACCAAGACAACTCAAAACTACTATGAAAAAAATTAGATCTCAATATAAGAGATTTGGTTTTAAAGATGCTAAAACAGCAAAAGATAGAGCTAATATAGTTAGAACTAAAAAATCTATTGAGAGAATGGATAAGTTAAACACAGCAAAAGCTAAAAGAAAAGAAGGTGTTAAAGCTTCCAAAGAAATTAAAAAAATGATTGATACCAATCAAGCAGATAGAGTTGGCGGTTCTGTTTACCACAGACATGTTAGAGATAAAAAAGCTCTTGGTGGTATTACTAGAAAAAGAAGAAAAAAATCCCCTAAATCACCAGGCCCAAAAGTAGGTAGACCACAATCACCAGGCCGACAAAGAAGAATGGGTCAAGGATCTAAAAGAAAAGAACTTTCGGCAGATGCTAAAGGAAGAATTGCTGTTATGGATGCAGCTCAAGAGACAGTAAAAGGTGGTGGAATGAGAGCTGATAGATTTAAAGAAGGTTTAAATATTAAAGGTAGTAAAAAGTCAGCAATGGACTTCTATGCTCGAGGCGACACAGACACCGGTAGACTAGGTAAAAAAAGATATGAAGAGTTGAAAAGAACTTACAAAGCTATGGGCGGTGTTACACGTGCTATTAATAAACTTAGAGGTAAAGAAAAAGAAGATGAAAAACGTAAAGAAGATTCTATCAAAGAAAAAATTTTACCTAAAAAGAAAAAAGAAAGATTAGAACAATTAAAAAAAGAACTTGGTATGAAAAAAGGTGGCAAAGCAAAATTTCCTGATTTAACAGGCGATGGTAAAGTAACTAGAGCTGATATCTTAAAAGGTAGAGGCGTGTTTAGAAAAGGCGGAGCTAGTAAATAATGCCAAGAAGAGGTTTATACGCAAACATTGCAGCTAAAAAAGCTAGAATCAAAGCTGGTTCAGGTGAGAAGATGAGAAAGAAAGGTGCAAAGGGTGCACCGACAGCAGCTAACTTTAAAAGAGCAAGAAAAACAGCGAGGTCATAATGACTAAACTTTGTCCCAGAGGTAAAGCAGCAGCCAAAAGAAAATTTAAAGTATATCCCAGTGCATACGCGAACGCATACGCCAGCAAAATTTGTGCAGGTAAAATTAAAGACCCGTCTGGTGTAAGAAGAAAAGATTTTAAAGGACCTAAACCTGCAGGTAAAGCTATGGGTGGTAGAATAACTTTAAAAAGTGGAGGTCTTGCTAAAAAAGGCAGAGGTTGTGAGATTAGGTAATGGCTGGTCTAAAAGAATGGTTCAAACAA